TACATTTAACAACTGATTTAGCTGATGCTTACATTTCTTCTGCTGCAACTTGGAATGCTAAACAAGACGCATCTACAAGAAGAAATGCAAATAATTCTAGTAATAATAATATAAACTATTGCGGTGTAGCTTTAGGAACTGGAGTAAGTGAAAGTTCAACAGTATGGACAATAACAAGATTAACAATATCTGCAAGTGGCTCAATAACTACTGCAACTGCTACAAACGTAGCTTGGACAAATAGAGAATCAGCAACATATATATAAAAAATAGAAATTATGCCAATAACAAGTACAAATCCGATTGAAGTAGATGGAATAGAGTATCCATATTTTATGATTAATTTAGCAATATCACCATTAGTTAAACCAACTGATATAGGTGCAAGTGTAGCTATGAAATTAACACCTTATAGAGTTTTGGAAGATGGAAGTTCAGAAAGTTTACAAGACAATTCTATTCCTATAACCTATATGGATGTCTTTGAAAGTGGAGATGCAGACGCTATTAATGCAGCAGCTACAATTATGGGTGCATTGCAAACATTTATTAATGAAAAAAATCTTTAATTATGGCTTTAAGATATGCAGTAGCAACTGGAAACTGGAGCAATACAGCTACTTGGGATGGTGGAACATTGCCAACGGCAGCAGACGATGTATTTTCAAATAACTTTACCGTAACTATTGACGGAACATTTACAGTTTTATCAATTAGAAATACATTAAATGCAGTTCCAGTTATTGTAGCTGGTGGTGGATTTAGATTTGCTAATGGTGGCAATTTAACTTGTACAACTGCTACTAATAGTTTATTTGGAACTGCAACAGGGTCTTTATACCTTGTAACTTTTGATTTACCAAGTGGGCAAAGTGCTACTTTAAACGCAAGTTGTAATACAGTTCCATTAGTTACAAATGGTAGAGTTATTTTAGCTCAAAATACTGGAACTTTTAATTTGGTTGGAAATTATGGTATTCAGGATTTATTTGGGGCAAATAATCGACATACAATCTTTATAAATGGTTCAACTACTATTAATATAGTTGGAAATATTACAAATTCACAAACTTCACTAGCAACTCCAGTTACAACAATAGTTGCAAATTCAGGCAATCCAACAATTAATATAACTGGAAATGTTAGTGGTGGAAGTACAAATTCATTAACCGCATTAATAGGAAATGCTATCTATTCCAGTGTAACATCAACAATTAATATAACTGGAAATATAACTACAGGTTCTTGTCCTTCAATTTTCCTTGCAACTTTTGTAACATTAAACGTAACAGGCAACACAACTGGTGGAAATTCGCATCCCGCTATTTATAATATTACAAATCCAGCAACAATAGATTTATTAGGAATAACAACTTCAGGAAGTGGTTATCCAGCAGTTCAAGGACTTATCACAACCTTTGTAAAAGTCAGAGGTAATGTAGTTAATACAGATACATTTGCAGCTATTTACGCTGGTAGAGTTACAATAGATAACAACGTAACATCTTGGCAATTTAAAGACAGTACAAACACAATTATAAGAACATTATATACTGCTGGAGTAGCCTTAGGAAATCCCGCAACAACTAACGTAAGATTTGGAACTACTTATGGTGCATCAAGTGAATTAACTGGAACATTGAGAGTGCCAACTGCTGCAAATGTATTGAGTGGGGTTTTAGTAGACAACACAACTGGAACATTACTTATGACACCAGCAGACTTTTGGAACTATTTAATTGCAAGTGGATTTACTGCTGATAGTATTGGAGACAGATTACAAAACGTTGCAACAGTAGCAACAACCGGAGGACAAATAGCATCATATAATATATAAGTTATGAGTAAAGAAACTTTAGATAAGCTATTAAACAAATGGATAAGCCGAAAGCTATTAGTATTTTTTGTTGCTTGTGTGGGGTTATTTTTTAGTAATATAACATCAAGTGACTGGGTAATTGTTGCTACTGCTTATATAGGCATTCAAGGTTTTACTGATATAGTTGCTAAAATAAAAACATAATAATGATACCTCAATCCCTTAAAATCTATGCCTTGAATACTGCCTCGATGTTTATATCATTCAGTAATATAGAACAGACATTAAAAATAATTCTTTTGACTGTATCGATAGTCTATACTATAATTCAAACTGTTAAATTATTAAACAAAAATAATGAAGCTAAATAAAGAAGGCTACAACATTATAAAATCTTTTGAAGGATTGAGCCTTAAGCCTTATTTATGTAGCGCAAAAGTGCCGACTATTGGATATGGGAATACCTTTTATGAGAATAACAAAAAAGTCTTAATGTCTGATCCGCCAATTACTAAACAACGTGCAGAGGAGTTACTACAATTAAACGCTGATAGGTTTGCTCGTAAAGTCATGAATTTAGTTAAAAAACCAATTACTCAAAATCAATTAAACGCTTTAACATCCTTTGCCTACAATGTAGGTTCGGGAGCTTTAGCTTCTTCTACTCTTTTAAAAAAGGTAAATGTAAACCCAAATGATATAACTATTAGAAACGAATTTTTAAGGTGGAACAAGGCTAACGGTGTTGCATTGAAAGGTTTAACTAATCGTAGAATAAAAGAAGCTGATTTATATTTTACTCCTTAAAGTATTGTTATTCAATACTTTTTTTGTAGGTTTGAAAAACCAAATTATAAACTTATGAGCATAAAAGGCAATCAAAACGCTGCAACTTACAAAAAAGATATTGTATTGTCTTTTATAAATCAGTTCCCCAACGCAACTACAATGGCCATTTCACGATTGATTTATGATAAACATAAATTGGATTTTAATTCACTTGATGGAGTAAGGTCAAACGTTAGAAGATATAGAGGTGAGAATGGTAAAAATAATTCGACTATTTCTAAAATCGGAGAACGTACAGAAACCCAAAAAAAACAATCTATGAGCAGAGTAATTGACCTACCTAACAGCGATTATGAAAAGTGCGAATCCTTTATAATTCCAAAAGGGCAAAACAATATTTTAATTTTAAGTGATATTCATTTCCCATACCAGGACAATAAAGCACTTGAATTAGCGATTAATTACGGACTTGAAAACAAAGTTAATACAATCTATTTAAATGGTGATATCGCAGACTTTTACCAATGCAGTCGATTTACTAAAGACAGACGATTGAGGGATATGGCGGGTGAGTTAGAAATGGTTAGAGGTTTTCTAAAAATGATGCAAGATTTATTTAAATGTCCAATTTACTATAAAATAGGAAATCACGAAAAAAGATACGAAGATTATTTGATGATTAAAGCTCCGGAGTTATTAGGGATTGATGATTTTAAACTTGAGCAACTATTAAGATTTAGGGAGTTTGGTGTTACGTTGGTTAAGGATAAACAAATGGCAATGGCAGGAAAACTTCCAATATTACATGGACACGAATGGTTTGGGGGATTTGCTCCGCCTGTTAATCCTGCACGAGGTTTGTTTATGAAAGCAAAACAGAGTGCAATAGTAGGTCATTCACATAGAACTAGCGAACATTCAGAAAAAAATTTATCAGGAGAAGTAACCACTACTTGGTCTACAGGATGCCTTTGTGGACTTGAACCTGAATATGCACCATATAACAATTACAATAGTGGTTTTGCTCACGTTTTAGTTGGTAAAGATGGCAATTACAGTGTAAAAAACTTGAGAATTATTAATGGCGTTATAGTTTAATTAATTATATTTGTGTATGTATTGTCGCAGATACTTATAAGAACTTAATAAACTCCCACTTTGATAAGACTGCGACCTTTGATAAGTGGGTTTTTAATTATATGGAAGTATTTAAAAAATTAAATGATTTTCCTAATTACGAAATAAGTAATTTAGGTAGAGTAAAAAATGTAAAAAGTGGGAAGGTTTTAACTAATGTTGTTTCTAAAAAAGGTTATTTTGTTATAAAATTGGTTAATGGAGCAATAAAAAAAACAAAGACAATACATAGATTATTAGGTATTTATTTTTTAAATTATGGTGTTGATGGTAATTTTATAGTGGATCATATAGATAACAATCCGTTAAATAATGACTTATCAAATTTACAAATAACAACGAAAAGAATAAATTCTACAAAAGACAGAATAAGTGTTACTGGACAAAATTGCATTTATTTTAGTAAAAGTAAAAATAAAACAGCATTTAGAGTTAGAATAAAAATTAATGGAATTAGACAAAGTTTTGGTACTTTTGATAATATTTTTGACGCAGTTAAAAAAAGAGATTTAGTTTTGTCTAAACTATGAATTAAAGAATATGAGAATAATCAATTATAAAATTGTGTAATGGAAAACAAAGTTACGCCAAATCTCGATTCGCAAATTGAGAAAGTAGCGAATAAAATGCTTCGACAATATTTAAGAGGTCAAAACTGCGAGAAAACAAATACTATTTATAGAGAATTAATAAAACAAAAAAATGGCTGATATAAGTAAATGCAACGATTTTTTATGCCCAAGCAGTAAATACTGCCATAGGTTTACAGCTCCAGCAGGAGTGTGGCAAACTTGGGGAAGTTTCAATCGTGAAGAAGATGCAGACAACTGTGATATGTTTTGGAGTAATGGTATTTGTAAATACTGTGGTTTAGAAAATGATAATCACAAAATAAGTTGCCCAACACGTAAAATACAAATTAACTTATGACACTAAAAGAAAAGTTTGAAACAAAATCTTCAATAGACACTACAAAAGAAGCTAAAGTATTTGCAAA